GGCGATGGCACTCGAAACCCCGGCCGGAACGGCTCCGGCAGCGCGTGCCGGTGGGGCTCTCCCGGCACCGGAGCCCAAATCCGGCTCGAAAGCGCGGGCGACATCATCGCAGCGGCGCAAGGGTGCCGCCTATGTGCGGGCGCTCCGGCAACAGGAAGACGGGCTGCAGCGTGCGATGGAGCAGCGGCTCGACCGGTTCCTTGGCGCGTTCGGCAAAGCCGCACTGGCCGCTGCCCGGCCGGTGTTGGCGGAAGAGGACCTCGCGCCGAAGGATGCTCGGGCCGGCGAGACCAAATCCAACGGCCTGGTCGTGGCGCAGATCCTCGACGCTCTCGGCATCCCGGCGCATCGGACGGCGTTCCAGAAGCTCTATGAGGCGCATTACCTCGACGTCGTGAAGAAAGTTTCCGACGCGGCCGAGCTGGTCGGTCTGTCCGCTACGCTGCCCGATCCGGTCGCGCGCTCCATCGTCGGCGCCGGCGGGCGGCGGGCCGGCCTGGTCGACCTGGAGGCACAGACCCGCAAAGCCCTATTCGAGGCCCTGGCCGATGGCCGGGCGGCGGGCGAAGGAGCCGAGCAGCTCGCCGCCCGGATCTCGGAATATGTCGAGCGCGGCCCGTGGCAATCGCCGGGTATCCGGGCGAGGACGATCGCGCGCACCGAGACCAAGTACGCCCAGAACATTTCGACGGTGGAGCGTGCCAAGGCGGCGGGCGTGCAACGCTTCGTCGTCTTCGACGGCCGGCTTGGTCCGGGCCGGTCCCTGGAAGAGCACATCGCCCGCGACGGCTCCATCGTGACGGCGGATGAAGCTGCCCAGATGGCGGCGGACGAGCACCCCAACGGCACATTGAGCTTTGCGCCGCATTTCGGCGAAGGAGAGGACTGACATGGAGACCGAAACCAAGGGCCTGACGGTCACGGACATGGACGAGGCCGGCAAGGGGCTGGCAAAGATTGCCTCGCTGTCGGCCATCGACCACGACGGCGACACCTACATGCCGGGCGCCTTCGCCTGGAAAGAACAGTGGGTGCCCCTGCTGCCCGCCCACAATCGCAACGCGATGCCGTTCGGCAAGGCGCGAATCCACGAGAAGGGCGATGCGGCCTATGCCGACCTGCATCTCAACCTTGACTCCAGCGTCGGCCGGGATTGGCACGCCGCCCTGAAGTTCGACCTCGCGACCGGTAAGAGCGTGCAGGAATGGTCCTACGGCTTCGACGCCCTCGACCATGGGCGCGAACTGCGCGACGGGGCCGTGGTGCGCGTCCTGAAGCGCCTCGATGTCCACGAGATCTCGACGGTCGTACGCGGTGCCGGCGCGGGCACCGGCACCCTGTCGCTGAAGTCGCGCACGGGTTTTGCGGAGCAGCTCGACCAGTTGATTGCGGATCTCGGCGACGCCATCCAGCGGGCCGACGACGTGAAGGCCCTGCGGGCGGCCGACGGGCGCCCGCTCAGCCCGGCGCGTGTCGAACAGCTGGCGGCTCTGAAAGCCCGCCTGGATGCGCTGCTGGCGGGCGGACAGGCGGACGAGGACGCCGTGCAGAAGGCCAATGCGGAACTCGAACGGGTCGCGGCCAATCTGCTCACCGCCTCGGCGCGCCGCCGCGCTCGGTCCTGAAGTCGCAAATTCAGCGCCACGGGGCGCGCTGGTGCCCTGTGGTGCATGATCCCTGCGTTCGCGCGTCCTGCCCCCTTTGAAACCCCTTTGACGGCGATGCTGGCGACTTGCCGGCGCCCCCGGATGCAGCCGCCACCATCGCGGGTGGATTTTCTCAGGCCGGTCGGGGTATCTTCGCGCCGTTCCATCCTCCTGCTGCAAGCCTCCCCTAGGCCGTCTCCCGCGCAGCTGCGCGGATGTCGGTGGACCCGATACCTCTCCAAACTCGCTGACGTTACCGAGCCCGCGCCGACGCGGGCGTATCCATTCAGGCCGCGCGCGGACGCGGAGGCCTCAGCGACAAGAGAGACGCGATGTCGACCCTCACCGAAGTCCGCGAGAAGCTCGCGGCAAAGCAGGACGCGCTGAAATCGGTTTTTAACGAAGCCGAAGTCACCACCGACAGCGGCGAGAAGTCCTACGACTTCAGCCGCGTGAAGTCCCTCGGCGACAATGTCCGGGGTTCCATTGCCGTGGCCGAGAAGGTTCGGGAAATGGATGACGAGCTCAATGAGCTCGCCAAGAAGGCTGAAAAGCTGGAAGCCGCCGAGAACGCGGCCAAGGGCCTGGCGGATCGCGAGAAGGTCCGAGGCCGTCCGCCCATGCCGGGCGGCCGGGGCAACCACCCGAGCATCGCCGCCCGAATGAAGTCGCTCGGCGAGATGCTGGCCGAGGAAAAGGCTTATGCCGACTGGCTCGAACGCGGCGCCCCGAATGGCATCGACTTTTCCTACGATGTGCTGCCTTCCGACATGATGGCAAAAGGCATGCGGGTCGACACCCTGCAGACCAAGGCCCTGATGTCCACCGGCTCCGGCTATGCGCCGGAGAGCGTGCGCCTGCCCGGTTTTGTCGAGGCCACGACGCGCCCGATCCAGCTCGTCGACATCATCCCCACGGCGGAGACCTCGCAGTCCGTCATCAAGTACATGGAGGAGACGACCCGAACCCATGGGGCGGCAGAGAGGGCCGAAGGCGGTGCCTATGCGGAATCGACCTTCGTCTTCACCGAGCGTTCCGGCGACGTGCGCAAGATCACCGACAGCGTGCCGGTGACCGACGAGCAGCTCGAAGACGTGCCGATGATGTCCGGTTACATCAACGGCCGCCTGACCTTCGGCGTGCGCCAGCGGCTGGATACGCAGGTCTATGTCGGCAACGGCACCGCGCCGAATCTGCGCGGTATCATCAATGTCGCCGGCATCCAGACCCACGCGAAGGGTGCCGACCCGGTGCCCGACGCCTTTTACAAGGCAATGACCAAGATCCGCACGGTCGGCCGCGCGGTGCCGACGCATCACGTGATGCACCCGGAAGACTGGCAAGATGTGCGCCTGATGCGCACGACGGATGGCGTCTACATCTGGGGCAGCCCATCCGAGTCCGGCCCGGATCGCATGTGGGGGCTCCCGGTGGTGCAGGCAGAGGCGCGTCCCGCCGGCTCCGGTCTCGTCGGCTCGTTCCAGCCGGCCTTCATCAGCATCTTCGAGCGGTCCGGTGTCGATGTGCGGGTCGGCTACGTCGACACCCAGTTTGCGGAAGGCAAGCGGACCGTACGCGCTGACATGCGTGCTGTCCTGGTCGTTCCCCGGCCCGCCGCATTCGTCGACGTCACCGGCCTCTAAGCGACCGGCAGATCTCCGGCCCCGCCGCCGTCGCGCGTCACGGCGGGGCCGGTTCGATCCCAAGCAACCAAGGGCATCACCATGTCGACAATCACCGGATTTTCCCGACCCGTGGGCTGCGCCCTGATCCCTGGCGGGCCCATCGGCGAGCACAAGGTTCCGGGCAGCATCAAGCCGGGCGACACCCTGTTGTCGGTCGAGCACATCACGGACGGGAGCCCGCCGACGCGGGTCGACCGTACGGCGGAATTTTCCATCCACGCCACCAAGGGCGGCGTCATCGAGAACGACACCACCGACACGAGCGGCGCACACCTGCACGTGCTGTGGGCGAGCAACGAGGGCTGATCTCATGCAGACGGCACAGGAAAGACTGTATCTGACGGCGGACAAGAGCCGCCTCGTGCGCGACGGCGACAAGGCGGCCGCGTTCCTCTACGCGGCCGAAGGCGACGAGATCCCGGACAGCGCCGCGCAGCGCTTTGGCCTGGTCGGAGGCAGGCTGGCCGGCAAGAGCAAGCCCGGCGGCGAGGACAAGGAGCGCAAGCCCGCAGGCGACAAGGAGAAGGCGCCGGGCGATACCAAGGGCGCCGGCCAGGCCGGCGACGATCTCACCAAGCTCAAGGGCGTCGGCAAGGCGACGGCCGCGGCCTTCGCCTCAGCCGGCATCGTCACCTTTGCCGGGCTTGCCGCCGTGGATCCGGAGCTCCCGCCGGTGGCGATCTCGGGTGCCGGCGAGGCCGACTGGGCCGCATGGGTGGCGGCTGCCCAGGAGCAGGTCGAGGCGGCCGGCGGCGGCGCGTAATCCCGAAGCGAAAACCCCCGAGGGCAACGGCGCGACGGTCACGGCCAGGAACCAAACGGCCAGGACGACAGCGTGACGGGAGGGGCGAGTAGGCGGCGCCGGGCCGTGGGACCCGGCTGCAACGTCTGATGGGGGACGTGACAGCCGGGAGAGTACCGGCACTTTTCAGGAGGCTTCGAATGGCTCTCATAGACCGCGTCAAAGCGCGCACCGGATCGGACCTGCCCGACGACGAACTTGCCGCGATGATCGCCGGCGTCGAGGCGGAGATTGAAGCTCGCTTCGGCCCGACCGGGCCGATCACCGTGGAGTTCGGGGACCCGTCCGACCCGGATACGCGGGGCCTGCGCACCCTTCGCCTCGCACGGCCGCTCGATGCAGGCCAGCCGGTGGTCATCACCGAGACGGACCCCAGCTGGAGCGGCAGCGGGTCGAACGACATCACGCTTTCGCCATCCGACTACCGGGTCCTGCACGGCGGGCGCACCCTGTTGCGGCTCCTGGACGGCGACAACGGCCGCTCTCATTGGGCGCCGCTGGTGTCGGTCACCTACACGCCGACCGGTGCCCAGGGACTGAGGGACGAGGCCGTCATCCGCATCATGTTGCTCGATACACCGGGACAGGCAGCGGCCGGCCTCAAGAGCGAGCGGGCGGGCGACTATTCATGGACGGCCGCAACCGGGGCCGAGCGCGCCGAGGCTCGCGAAGCGGTATTCGCCTGGCTCGGCGTTGCCCTGGGCGGCAGTGCTATGCCGATGGCTTGAAGGAGCGGTCATGGACAAGAAGATCATCGACAAGATCCGCAAGTGTCTGGCGCTCGCCCGCAGCGATAACGAGAACGAGGCCGCTGCGGCCCTCGCCAAGGCTCGGGAGTTGATGGATGCGCACGGGGTCAGCGACGAGCAGCTAGAACTGGCAGACGTCGAAGAGGCCACCGCCCGTGCGAACCGGGCGCAACGGCCACCCGCGTGGGAAGTGATCCTGGCGAACGTCGTCTGCCGGGCGTTGGGGGTGACCTGCTACATCGACGCGCGAGATGACCGCTCCTTCGTCGGCCGGGGCGCAAGCGCCGAGATCGCGAGCTATGCGTTCGCGATCCTGTTTCGCCGCCTGAAGGCGGAGCGCGCGGCGTATATCAAGACGCGCCTGAAGCGCTGCAAGCCGGCGCGCAAGCGCCTGCGGGCGGACGTGTTCTGCGAGAGCTGGGCCAGCATCCTGTTCCTGAAGATCAAGGCGCTGATCCCCGAGCGGCCGGCCGACCCCCTCGTGCGGCAGTACCTGGAGACGTATCGTCCCGGCCTCGTCCCGGTCGAGCCGCGAAAGGCGAACCGCTCCGCAGGCGGCACCGACAACGATAGCCTGCGCGGCGCGCTCGCGGGCAGCGAGGTAAACCTCAATGTTGGCCTTCAGGGCGGGGACGCGGCTCCTCTGGCGCTGACATGATCGCCGGCCGGCTCACCATGCGGGCGCTCGTAGAGCGCAACCAGGCGAGCGGGCGGGACGGCTGGAACAACCCAGTGGCGCCGGATTTCCAGCCGCTCGGCATCCTGCGATGCTTCGTCTGGTCCAATTCCTCGCGCGAGATCGTCGACGGCGACAAGACCGCCATGGTCGAGGACATGCGGGCGCTGTTCGCCCTCAGCGCGGATATCGCCGAGCACGACGAGATATCCGCAGTGACAGACCGGGCCGGCAATGTGATCATCCCAGGTCGTCTGCGCGTGGAAGGGCCAATCCAGCACAAGCACACCCATCTTGAAGTGGCTTTGAAGCGCATTGGATGACCATTCGCGCGTTGACCGCGCGAGCCTAGATCGAGGAGCTAGGACATGAACCTGGAATTTTTCTCCGCCCCGCTGGCCCTTCAATTGGCGCTGGGTGGCGGATATCTGGGCTATCTGGCCGCCTATGCAGGGATCCGCGCCCATCATCGCCAGATCGACATCGCATTCCTGACCGTCGCCTTCGGGATTGCGGCAACCACTTGTTTCGGGGTGGTGCGGCCCATGATCGGAGATACGGCGGGAGGAGATACGGCGGGAATCGCGATCTCCCTCTTGTTTGTGGTTCTAGTCGGGTTGGCGTGGCGCGGGGTCGGACGGCGGTTCATCAGGTCGGTTCTACACTGCTGCCACCTCAGCTATGCCGATGATGATCCTTCCGTCATGACGGCCGTCTTCGCCGATACCAAGCATCAGGTCTCACAAGTGATGGTGGCGCTCGATGACGGGCGCGAACTGCGGTGCGAAGACGTATCCAAATTTCGTGACGCGGCCATCGCTCCCTTCATCTATGGAGGAGATGGCTCGATAGCGCTCTATGTCACTCATGCTTCGCGTCCGCAGTCGGATGGGTCGCAGCAAGAACAGGCGCAAGAACAGGTTCGAGATCCGAACTGGGGCGACAATCTGACCATCGTCCCAGCCGGTCGCGTCAGGCACATGGATATCCGCTTCAAGAAGCGCGGTTAAGGCTTCTTCGGCGGAGGTGGCGTTTCCGAAGGCGCGGGCGCGCTAGGCTGATAGTTGGTGTTCGGAATGACCGGTGGGACATAGTTCTTGTCGAAATGATCGGGAGCTGGCGGTGGCTTCTGATTTTCGTCTGACATGAGTTCTCTCCTGATGACAATGGACACCCCATAGAAGCACCGAAGACCCAATGGAGTCCACGCGGGGAACGCGACTTAGGGGATAGCCGGATACAAAACGGCTGTGGAATAAGCGGCTTTGAAAAGGATGTGCGAATGGCCCGCAAGTCAAAGTCGCTCAAGTGGAACGGCAAGGCGGTGACCGCCCGTATGCGCGAGGCACAGATCGACGGCGTCAACCAGACGATGGCGGCCTGTGTGGTCCACGCGAAGAAGAACCACACCTGGAACAATCGTACCGCCGTGCTTGAAGGCGGCATCGACATCGCCGATT